CATTGATCCATTCCTCCTCGCCTCTTTCTAAACGTTTAGCCATTAGCTCTATTTCTGCTTTCTTCTCGTTATACTCAATACCAAACTTCGTAACGAGTAAGTACTTAATCGCAGCGATATCAGGTAGCGACTGTTTCTTGAACTTAGTAATACGTTTTTTAGTTCCAGTCTTGGTTTCTTCAATCACTGTTTGTGTTTCTTCATATTCAAACCCAATCGCTCTTCGATACACAGCATCGAGAAGCTTATGTTTGAGTTCTTCATCGCCATACTGAAAAGCGTTGTTCAATTTGGGATGAATCTTCCTCAATTTGATAATCGTTTTTTCTGTGATACCTAGATATTCAGCGACCTGTCTTTGGGTTGCTCTTTTGGATACCATCTCTGAGATCGACTTGAGCTTGTCATCAAGATGACCTGAAGCCTCCCATTTTTCGTATAGGTCAAGCATTTTCCCTTTCATTTAATCACTCCAACTGTAGATAAAAAACTGTAATAACTCACCAGTTGGAATACTACAAGTATCTCTGCAAAAATAAAAAAGAATCCATTTCTGAATTCTCATTATTTCTAGGCTGGGTTTAAAGCCAGTATTCCATAATATGCTGCCTTGTGGCTACACCTTTGTACATTTTAATCTTAACACACCCTTGACAGTTTCTCAATTGTTCAACCCTGCTCAGCCTTGTTCAACCTTGCCTTTCGACAAAATTGAAATCTCTTCTAGTGCTTTATCATGCATTCTACGAATTTTTGATGATGAATAGTATAGTTTTTGAGAAATTTCAGTCCAGCTGAGCCAATCAATATACCTATGAATGAGAATCATCTTGTACTCTTTGTCCTCAAGCTCATCAATTAGGGATATGATTTCACATTTGATGAGAGGAAGCTGTTTTTTGAGTTCTTCGATGAGTAATTCGTCATCAAGTGCTTTTAGAATCCACTTTTCAAATGGTGCATCAAGTTTTCTAGTCCCATCCACACGAATTTGGTCTAAGTTAACACCTGGAATTGTATTTGCTAGACGTAAGTATTCAGCGACTATTTGTTGTAGCTTTAGAATCTTCTCTTCGGTTACATGGTATCGACATAAGTATTCTTTTACATCCATCAGGTTTCCTCCTTAAACTTTTCTAGCACATTGATTTCTATCGAGATACCGGTTGGATCATCTGACCATATCTTTTCAACATGCTCCACAACCACTTGTGCATCATCTATCCAAAAACCCACTTCAGTCATACAGTCTTTGAGCATCTTTTGCAGGTTATCCGTATCTGGCTTTGTTACTCTCCATTCAAAGTGTTTATGTCTTTTTCCTTTTGGGAATCTCCATATCACATCCAGCTGAATCGCATCCTTCAATGGTTCATTCGGTTTGAACGGTTTCAAATGTGCGATTAGTTCTTTTCTTGCTTGTTTTAATTTTTCTGGTTTATAGAATGTTGGCTTATTGTTAACAAGTGCAACCTTGTTTTGTTGAGCTGTAATTGTTGGCGGATCTAGTAGTAGGAATATTTTCATTGGTTTCTCCTTTTTTTTGATTTTTTGGGTGAAGAAAGGTAAGTGCTGACGATGATGCATTTGTTTGGGATAGGGCAGGCTTTCAAGCCCTATCCTACAAACGATGCGTCAGCAAGTAGCGAAGCGAATACATATATATAAGGCCTTTCGACACTCGACGAATATAGGGCAATATTCCTTTATTCGTCATTTTTCGAATTTAGGATTTTTTCTCCTTTATTCGTTTTGTGCATACCTTCTTTTTTGTACACATTGCCCTTCGCGATTAGGTAGTTTTCGCTTAACTCAACAACCCTTTTTTGAATTGTTCGAACACTAACACCAAGATATTCCGCCAACTCATTTGAAGTACAGAATTCTTTGTCTGTTAAACATATATCAAAAGCAGCATCGAATTCGTCTTTTCTAGATTCAGGTGTTTGAGTTCTCTTGCCGCTTTTTTCTAGATTTGCTTTAGGGTCACCATCTGCATAATGCTTAGCAAGAATTCCTTTATTATCAACTCTATGAATCGGATATTCGAACCAAAAGTTCACAGGCTTAAAGTTAGGAAACTCACGTAAACTACTCTCAAGTCGCCATGCAGTCGATGATAAAACATCGGCATTTTGTGCCATAAATTCTTCGGATGTTTCTAGTTGAATCATATCGAGTTGTGCGTCTGGATCACGAGCAAAAACACCTGATCCTGAAGCTCTGTCCATCGCTCTTTTGAATCCTTGAGCCCCTTTGGAGTGATGATGACTATAGATAATCGTACAACCTGTTTCTTTGCTTATTTTATCGAAGAGATTTGTGAATGCTCCCATCTGTGAGGCATTATTCTCGTCCCCAGTGATAACTTTATAAATTGGGTCTATGATGATTGCTTCGTATCCTTTATTTGCGACTTTACGAATGATTTTAGGTGCTAGTTTGTCAAGCGGCATTGAACTTCCTCGAAGACTCCAAACTACAAAATCCTGCTCATATTTTGGTTCAACACCGAGTGCAAGATGTATTTCATCAATTCGGTTACCACAGCTTTTTTCATCAATTTCTAAATTCACATAAAACACTCTTGTCTTTTTGCATTGAAAACCTAGCCATTTTCGTCCTTCTGATAATGCAATAGCTAATTCAATCAATAAGAAACTTTTTCCAGCTTTGGAAGAACCTGAAATGAGCATTTTGTGTCCAACCCGAACAATGCCTTCGATAAGTTGAGGTTCTAAGTTTTCCTTTTTTGTACGGATTTGTCCACTGGTCTTTTCTCGTGGAAGTTCTTCTGATTCTCCTTCAACAAAATCTAACCATTCATCCCAGTTGTGTTTACCAATGTTTGTAGCCACCAACGTTTGAACAACTCCATTTCGAGTAACACCAGGAAGTCTTGATAACCTTGATGGATTTCGATTCGCTGTATCAACTTTGAGCCCATTCTTATCTAGGAAGTTATAGAGATATTTCACTCGCTTTTGATAATCATCAGTATTTTTAGCATCCACCTTAACGATCGCATGTAGGCTTTTGCCTGCACTGTGTACTAAACAAGCTATCGGCAATTCAAACTTACGATAGATTGCATCCTGTTCGGAAATTGGAATATTGTCTGACTCGACTAAAGCATAGGTATATCTTGTGATATTTTCGTTCTTTACGCCTGTTGCATCGACTGGATTAAATCTTATCCAAGCACCACATTCATCCTTCCAATCACCAATGACAGCTCCAATATCATCTGGATGCTTTTTGAGTAATTCGATCAACTCTTTAGCTGTGCGATCATACTGTCCTTTACCAGGCATCCATTTACCTTTGCTGTCTTGCCATACATCATTCGTTACATATCCTACAAATTCATCTTCTTTGAATAAGATTTCAAGATAAGTGATGAGTTGTTCAGTCGGTTTCTTACCGGTTTTCGGATCATAAATCATACCATCACCATCGTATTCAATAATATCGTCCCACTCCATGAGACCATCGTTGATTCTAGTCGGAGGAATCCAACCAGCATCTTTTGCTAGTTTTACAATTGTTCCACCAGAAACAGGATGAGAGGAGCCGCTAAAGCTCCTCCACTTCCGTTCACATTCTCCATTTTTATAACGAGAATCATTCTGGCTCCAGGTATCCCATACTGTCCAATCATAACCTTCTGCCTTGAGAGCCATCCCTATGTTTACCCATTCCTGGTAGGATACTTTTGAGACATCAATTTGTTTTAATGCTTCTAGAATGCTGTCCATTTAAATCCTCCTATGGTTGATAGCTCGATGCACTGACACCTCTTGGTAACATCCATCTGTTTTCTGCGATGCGAGTAATCATTTTGCTAGCAGCATCAAATGCCCACATGCCGACATGAATGAAACCATAGCGTTCCAAGAAACGGATTTGTTTTGGTGTTGCGAGTCCTTCAATTTGTCTGTTCTTTAGTTTTTCAATGAGTAAGCTTGCCAATCCACAGTTCGATACTGAGTCTGGGTAGATACCATGACGCTCTAGATATTCAAGTTGTCTTGCTGTTGCAGGTGCCATTTCCCATGCGAATGAAGGTTCATAATTTGCCAAATCTTCAGCGGCAATAGAAAATGCATATTGAATTGGATCGACAAGTTTTTGTTGCTTTCTACGCATAGCTGCGAGTTCTCTAGCCAGAGCATCTTCACGTTCCTTGATAGCATCGTTTTCTGCTGCCAGTTCAGCGGAGAGTAAATCAATGCCACTTTCTCTATCCATCATCTTCTGGTCGATGCGTTTAGCAAGGTCAGCGTCTTTGGAAATGAGAGCTGATGGTCTACACAAATCGTGACGTTCAGTCATCCATAGAAAATCTAGCAAGAGCAGTTCCTTCTTATTCGGTGAAAGTCGCATACCACGACCGACCATTTGTTGATAAAGACTTCTTATTTTGGTAGGTCTTAAAACAATAATGCAATCCACCGCTGGGCAATCCCAACCTTCAGTAAGGAGCATGGAATTACACAACACATCGTATTCACCAGCTTCAAAGTCGGCTAGGATTTCATCTCTGTCTTTGCTATTACCGTTGACTTCAGCAGCCTTAATCCCATGTAAATTGAGTAGCTCACAGAACCTTTGAGATGTCTTAACTAACGGTAAGAAAACGACCGTTTTTCGACCTTTACAGTACTTCAGCATTTCGAGAGCGATTTGATTTAAGTAGGGCTCTAATGCTGAACCTATTTCACCCACAGCGTAGTCACCATTCGATACTGTAACGCTATGGATATCCAGTTCGAGTGGTATCATCTGTGCTTTTACAGGGCAGAGATAACCCTCTCTTATGGCTTGATGAAGGGAATATTCATAGGCTTTCGAGTCGAAGAATTTCCCTAAACTTTTCTGATCGGAGCGATCAGGAGTTGCAGTAACACCGAGTATATTGGCACCATCAAAATGGGTAAGGATACGTTGATACGTATCGCTCATGGTATGATGGGCTTCATCGACTACGATTGTCTTGAAATAATCTTTAGAAAAACTAGTAAGTCGTTTTTCTTGCGATAAAGTCTGAACAGATGCAACTGTTACTTTTTTCTTTGAACCAATGGAGCTGGACTCAGCCTTTTCCAAAGCTGAATCCAATCCACTCGTTTCCATTAACTTTACAGACGCTTGATCGAGCAATTCACCACGATGTGCTAGGATGAGGGCTTTACTACCATCTTGAGTCTCTTCTTCAACAACCTTTGAAAATACAACTGTCTTTCCGGTTCCTGTAGGGAGAACTAATAGCGTCTTTTGCCTGCCATCTTTCCACTCATTTCTAATTGCTTGAACAGCTTCGTTTTGATAAGGTCTTAGTTCCATGAGAGACCTCCTTTAGAATGGGAGATCGTCAGGAAGAAAGTATTCTTCGTTGTAATCGATGAAACGGTCGATATCATTGACAAATTTCTCTTCACCATTTTGATTGGTGTAGGAACGTTGCTTGAAATGTGCTCTACCTTTAGAGCCAATCACTTTATTCCAATCCATCGTCAACTTCTCGCCATGTTTCTTCTGACCAATACTTCTGAAGAAGGCTGAAATACGCCATTCGAGTGTACGGTATAGAATTAAATCAAACTTCACAGATGTCGTACCTTCTTTTGCTTCTACTTGAACGGTAATGGTCGCCTTATTGCATGCTGGCACTTTAGGTCCACCACTAAATCTTCCACGTTCGAAGTGTGTGACAGTAAAGTTGTAATCACCCTCTGGCAATAACACATACTCCTGTCCATCGGTTTCAATCGAGTCATTCCAATCCATTAACATATCTTTGTTTTCCATCATGATTATTGTTCTCCTTTATTATTTTTGATAGATTCGATGATCTTTTTCCAATTTGGGATGATCCATCTAGTGATGAAATCGTCCGAATAATTGGCAATGGGTTCAGTTTCTTGATAGTGTCCTTTGGCTGCAACTACCTTTTGAAGTTCTGCTTCGGTGATACTTGCTTCCACCATCATCTTGTTCAGCTTTTCAACTACTGCTGTGCTGGTGATTTCTCGTGGGTCAGGAAATCTCACAACATCTTTTCTGGGTTTTACATCTTCGAATAGGTGTTGAATCGATGCGAAGTTAAGCTCTAACTCTTCGGGTAAATTGAATCTGTTTTTTGCGTCATAGGTAGGATTATGTGTGGTATATAAAACACGTTTTCCACCTTGAGCTTTTTTGGAGTTGTTCTCAGTCGTGACAACATAAATCTTGTAATTCACAAAGAATAGAGCATCACACCATTCCTTGATGAGCGGTGCAACTTGTCTGGTGAGTTTCATCTCATAACGGTCAAAGGCACCTTGTTCTTCAGGGAGTTCAAACTTTCTAGGTTTCGCATGAGCAGTAATGACTACGTTGATTCCGACTTCGATGAGTTGATCCAAAAGTGTGAGCAATTTAGAGTATTCATCAAGCAAGTAGACATACCCTTTCCCAAATCCAAAGTCCTCGATATTGTTCTTTCGGTATTTCTCGCAGACTGCGTTAATACACAAGAATTCTGACCAATCCGCAGTATCGAGTATGACTGTCTTACAGATGGTTGGGTTGTCATAGATTTCCTTAACGATTGCGATGAGTTCATTCCATGACTTATTACATTTGATACGTCTGATGTTTAAATTAGATGTGCCACCTTCAGTGTCGATGAATAGTGGGTCAGGGAACTGACTTGCAAAGGTTGATTTACCAATTCCCTCTGGTCCGTACACCACGATTTTCAGTGGTCGCTTTTCTTTTCCTTCAATGATGTTTAGCATTTGTTTATATCTCCTTCTTCAATAATGGTGACCTCTTCACGAGGGTCAGTCTTGGCTACTAAGACGATGGATCCTGATTGCATGGTGATGTATGGTCCAATCAGTTCGTTAATCTTGTCTTTTCCTATACGCTTTGTGAGCTCTGTGATGCCTGCTACTTTTTTAGGAGCATATGGGTCAATGCCTGATGCTTCACAAACCTTAACTACGGAATCTTCATCAGCAATCTTTCTTGAACCTTTAGACTGGACGAGCTTGTAGTTTGACCACTTATGTCCATTCATCGCCTTCTTGAGTGCGAATTCTTTGATGTCTTCTGCAAACTGAATAAGTTCATCAAGATTTGGTAGGAATAGTTCAATCTCGGCATCCGTCAAAGTTGCTGCAGGTTTCTTAATCTCTTTAATCACTTCAAGATTGGCTTCCGCTCGTTTGGCACAGATGGCTTTACCTGCACAATAGCGACAGTACTTGCCAACCTTCGCTTCTGGGGTATCGACCTTTGTTCTTTCAACAGCTGGAATCAATATGTTGGCTTCAAACTCAAGTAACTTCTCAATCGGCATTTCATACTCGTTTGTGTTATTTATCACCGGTTGGTAAATGACAAGTCGGACTTTTTTCACTGGGTAGATATCTTTGTATGCCTTGTAAAAATAGAGAGCATAGATACCCAATTGTGAATTGAACTGACCAGTCTCGCTATCAAAAGTATTTACTACACCTCTTCCAGTTTTTAAGTCAATAACGGTGAGTGTGCCGCCATCCACAGATGAGATAATGCCGCAGTCTAACGTGCCACCAGCATCTTCATCAAAATCCATGTCTAGGTGTTGCTCGATAACGATGAGAGGTTCATCATCAGATCGCTTTCTCTCAAACTCGATCGCTTGGATGACAAAGTCTGTATACCCATCAGCGATTTCTTGCATGTCTTCTGAATACATATCCAGCTCTTTGATGACATCTTGGATTGATTTGACTTCGTCATCATAATTAGCCAAGTCAAGTGACTTACTGATGAGTGCCGCTCCCAGTTCATGACACTGTGTTCCAAATTCAGCTTGTGGATTCGTCTCCTGGCTTGATCCATCATTCAGCAAGGTGCTAAGTGGACAGTTCAGCCAAGTACTACTTTTACTAGGGCTGTATTTTCTACTATGAGTTTTTGGTGCCAGCATTTTTCTCACCTACACTTTCATGGATTTCGATTCCTGTTACAGAATCACTTGGAGCAATGATCAAGACGCCTCTTTTCTTACCGAATAACTTATTGAACAGTTTTTTCGGAAAGTGCTCGACCACTGACTCAATTACGTTGTTGCTCACATCGTCTTGGTCCACCAAGTTGATGCGAACCTTGTGCTTTTTATCTCGCATGGTTTAACCTCTTTCTAGAAGGGCTCTTTGCCTTCTATATCTAAGTCCGCATTTTTTTAGAAAAGTTCGGGTTTATCAGAAAAATATTTCTTAATTTTGTTTTCGAGTGTTTTTACACGTTCCGACACAGTGCTTTTGGAGAGTCCTAGTTTCACGCATACTTCTGCTTGCGTTAATTCTTGTATATAGATAAGGTCATACATTTCCTGCATAGTTTCAGGTAAGGTAGAAATGTACTCCCTGATGATTTCAAGTTTGTCAGTGTAAAAATCCTCATCGCTTCTGCTAGCCTGTAAAGATGCTTTGTATAGCAATCTGCTTTTATCTTCTTGAGCATCTTCATCATCACCAAAAGCATCAAGACTAATGATTCTATCGGGCTTATCATAAGGATTAGGTTCATAGGGATGCTCAATAGACCACTTCTTTTTGTTAGCTATCCGTTCCTGACGCTCTTGGTTGTCTTCACTGTTGATATATTTAAGGTTCGATCTGACTTCTGCATCGTCATATCGATGGAGTTCCATGATTGTCGTATCTGTGATTGATTCATCGATTTCCACAAATCTAGTCCCCGATGCATAAATCTTCGTAGATTTTCCTGGTTCAAGAATTACACTGTCGCCATTGTCAAAATAATAGGTGTATGTCATTCTTTTCGAGACTGGTGTTTTACGTAACTTCATAAAAAATACCTCCGTTTCAGTTTTTAAGTCGCTGAAAGGAGATACCGTTATTTTGCAGAAAAGACTGTTTTTAGGCGTCGCAAAAAGAATGGTTAATTGAATAACTCCATTTCAGTTTGCAGGTTTTTCCTCGCAAAGGTCTAATCTGCTGTATTAAGTTTGTGATGTGTTTTTGCGAATACCCAGTCTAGAAATGGGCAAACACATCAATATCGAATCGGAATTTCGCAAGCTCAAATTAATAATTTGATTTCGTGCTTTTTGAATACCAATTTTTTTGATATAATAAAGAAAAGAATACCTTTCCAAATATTACATCTGTATTATAAAATATTATGAATTTCCATATCGGAGTTACTCGGAGTGGATATCCAGCTCCGCTTTAAGGAGGTATCACAAATTGAAACTAAGTCATTTTTTTTCAATACTCGATCAATATCTAAGTTATAAAGTACAAAGTGGTTCAAGCTCAGGAAAAACTACTATAGGGGATAAGGTAAGAACATATTTGAATGCTTTTATATCACCATCAACGAGCGAAAACCCTATAGATGATTTAAAGGATGACTTTTGTCGAAAAATTTTCAATGGTTCTGAACAACTCCCCTCAAAGTATGCCTCCTTCATAAAGGCAAACATTGACTTTGTGACTTTTGAAACTTTTTGTGATGACCTTTCAATCGATGCTAGAATGGGGATGATTTCTCAATTTGCTTCTTCTAATTTTGATATTGATATTGATAATTTTGAGCAAGGAATCACAGGTGTATTAGATACTATTTTGTATTACATTATTAATGTTCCACCATCAACATCAATTCGCGGCTCTACCTTTCTAGGCGGTAATAAGGTATTGATTGGTGGTAAGACTGTTGATTTACTTCCCGAACTAATGCCTACAGATAAAATTGAACTCAGTGAAGTTCCATATATTGATGCTCTTCTAAGAGTCTATTCACAGTCAGAAAAGAATGGACCAATCTCAATTGATGACCTTAAAACAATGCATCCAAGATATACAAAACATTTTAAAGTACAAAGAGAAAACTACTTCAGTGCAGAAAGTGTATTACACCAAATTAGAGATATCTATGTTGATGGTGAACTTGAATTCAATAATGCAAAAAGCGAAGCTCTATCTGGAATTGAAACTACCATATTAGAAGTATGCAAAAATGCTCTCGAAAGAGTAGATAACACTATGAAGCATGTTACTGTTGTCTCATTTAGTAAAAGTTATTTAATGAGAGATAATAATGGCTTAATTGGACCAAAAGAAAAACAAGGTATGGTTCATATGCTGGTTAACGATGGAAAGATAGAATGGGTGGTTGATTATGACACAGATATTTAATTCAGAACTCGAGGTTAATCTAAGAATTCTTTCAATATTGACTGTCATGCGAAATTCTGTCTCATTAGATTACATAACGACTATGGATTTGTTTACAACATATGGCAAGAATTATGGGTTTACGCAAGACAATCTTCATGGAGATAGTTCGTACAATTTTAGTGAGATAGCTTCTCGTAGAACCCTAATCAATCGTTCTATTAAGAGCTTAGTAACAAAAGGATTAGTAAAAGCAGAAAAAAGTGTTAATGGTTTCTATTACTCTATAAACGATGATGGTAGAAAAATTAGTAATGCATTGGATACCGATTATCATCGTAAATACATTGAGACAGTTAAAACCATAATTCAGAAAACGCATGGTCTTTCAGATGCCCAATTAATCAAATACGCTACAAAAAAATCCATAAATAAGGAGTAGTAATCTATGGGAAGACTTCATATAAACAAGCTTGTCATTTCAGGAATCAAAGGTGTATCAACCATTGATTTCGGTGAACGATTAACATTAATAACAGGTCCATCAGATACGGGAAAATCTTACATTTTTAAATCGATTTATTATTTACTTGGAGCAGACAAAAATAATGTCCCTTTTGATCCTGCGATAGGATATGACACGGTATCAATGGAGGTAAGAAAAGGTTTATCAAATGTTATTGTTAAGCGAAAGATTGGTGATTCAACGATAAAAGTCGTTGATGAAAACGGAGAATCCACTTACAAGACTAATGGTAAAGAAAATAATATTAGTGATTTTTATTCTGAGTTGTTGGATATTTCACCTTCATTGATGATACCTTATAACGCTGATGGTCAAACTCAAAGATTCACGCTTAGAACACTTAAGTCATTGTTTATGATTCGCGAAGATAATACTGAAACAGAAAATCCTATTTTGTTACCACCGCAAAACCAAGGTGCTACTGCGTTTTTAGCAGGGTTACTCTACATTCTTTATGAACAGGATTTTTCTGATTATGATGCTAATGAAAATAAGAAATCAAAAGCAGCGAAAAGGGCTGCTGTCCAAAAGTATATTCTGGGTAATAAAGAGAAACTTCAAGCTAAAAAAGGATATTTAGAAAAGCTACTTAGCAATAGCCAATCAGATCTTGATAATATCGCTAACCTAGTTGATAGTCTTCAAAAAGAACTTGAAAATACTAATAAAATGATTAGTGACTCAATTAAAACTATTAGAGAATATGGCAACAAAATAATTAACGTTGAGGATCAATTAAGAGGGAGAAATCTTTTACTTAGCCGATATAAAGCATTGGAATCACAATATATTGCTGATATAGAACGTTTAGGCTTCATAGTTCAAGGTCAAACCATAATTCATAAACATGAAACACCTGTTTATTGTCCATTCTGCGATAGCCAAATGAATGAAAAACAAGAAAATTCGTACCTTGAAGCTTCTCAAGCTGAGGTAAAAAAGATTTTAACTAATAGTGAAGACCTTTCACTAACTATTGCTGATGTTAAATCAGAAATCGCCGGTTTAACTATCACCCTTGAACAATTACAATCACAAAAAAACGCAATTCAGGGCACTATCAATAGCGAATTAAAACCTCAAAAATCATCAATAGTACAAAAAATCGAGAAATATACATCATTTATACAAGCAACAAATGATTTGCAATTAATTAACTCAATATTAGAAAGTTATGATAATGATCTGATTCATCTTGATCAAACCATAGATACTCCTACTCAATTCAAACCTAAAGACTTATTTCCAACGGATTTTGCTATAAAAATAAGTGAGACATACCTATCCTTACTTAGAAAATGCAACTTTAGTCCAATCGAGTCTGCTGAATTTGATATGTCGACATTTGATATTAAAGTAAATGGCGTAGCAAAGAAAACACATGGAAAAGGTTACAGAGCGTTGCTAAATTCATTACTCATTCTCTCGTTAAGGGAGTATATAAACGAGAACGCTATTAAAAATCCACACTTTTATTTAATTGATTCTCCTCTACATGGGTTAATAATGCCTAGTGGAATTGAACAAACACAAAATGTTCGAAAGGGATTTTTCGATTATCTGGTTGCTAATCACGGAGAAGATCAAATAATTATTATAGAAAACATCGACAGAGGAGAATTGCCTTCAAACATAGATTCCATACCAAATATAAAGCTAATAGAATTCACTCAGCAAGAGAATAACGGTAGATACGGTCTGCTAGAAGGAATCAGAAAAAATTAGGAGGTCATTATGATAAGCTATAATAAGTTATGGAAATTACTAATCGACAAAGGGATCAACAAAAAAAAGCTCATTGAGCTCTCAGGTGTAAGTTCATCATCTGTCGCAAAGATGACTAAAGGTCATAACGTTACTACAGATGTTCTATGCAAAATCTGTAAAACTTTAAATTGTGACTTTAAGGACATAATGGAGTATATCCGTAAATAAAAAAGGCGACTCAACTCATTTAAGAGCTGGGTCGCCTTTTAGTAACATATATAGCGTACTATTTGTCGTCAATGTTGATTAAAAAACCAATCGTTCTTTTAATAAATCAAATATACTCATTTATGAAATCTTCCGGATTGTGCGAATCTTTAATTGGCATTCTTGCATAAGTTCGAAAATTGGCACCAGTGTTCGAGTTTCTTACTCCAAAAGAACCTTGAGCAGTATTGACGTTCCGAATCCAGCCGCAAATGAAAACATCCATCTTGCTAAGAGAAAAATCCTGTATATGATTCGTAAAAATTTCCGAACTAAACTCCTTTGAATTTGTCAAATTGATGGCTTCCATTGAAATAAAACTGCTCAAATTATTAGGTATATAGAAAACTTGAAAAATATACTTCGCATTGCTTATGTGTGAGTAATGACGATTAATTATGATATTACGATCCGTGTTAATTGTATTGAGATTTCTAGAGTATTTCTCTAAAGATGATTTTACTTCAATTTCATCATTACCTATTTTTAGATCAAACAAATCTCTATTAACAAAATTATCAGTTCTTATCTGATCGTATTCAATTATATCTACATCCGGCATCATCAGATATAGATATTGTTTTACTATATTCTTTGCATAATCGCCAAAAAGTAAATCCATGATTTTAGCGTTTGGGTGCCTACTTTGCCAAGTATCAGCTGTATTTCTTAATTTTTTTAGTGCGGTTTCTTTAGCCAGTATCAAACAAAAATCATGTATAGATTCGTCAACTAACTGTTCAAATTGATGACCACCAGGAAATGTAATTTTACTAAACATTTTCGTGCTCCTGATTGAAAACTTCATCCAGTAATTGCCAATTTGAACTATTTAAATCGTCATCAAGAATCTCATGTGCTATTAGCAACTCTGACGCTTTTTTATCTTTTCTAACAAATCCGATTTTCACGTTATTTTCTTTTCCATATTCTTTCAATGTGTTAAATTTAATAGGCGAAAACTTATCAATATCTTCACTTTCACCACTTCGGTTAAATCCACCTTTCGTTTCGATAATCCATAGTGATGAATTAACACTTAGAATGTAATCAGGATAGAATAGTTTTTGCTTACCAGAATTATCTCTATAAATTATTGATAAAAATTCTTGACCTTTATCGCCGTTTTTGTAAAACCAATCTACACTTTCACATTCATGAAGAAACTTTTCAAAATCACGTTCAGGATTAGATCTCGGTTCAGCTGAAGAAAGATATCCATCATAAACATTCTTATAGTAATGCTTTTGAACTCTCGATTTTGAATCGTATGTAAAAATTAGTTCATTTGGAAATTTGAAAACTTCTTTAATTTTTGCATTAACCATCAAATTTAGGTGCTGTAAGTTAACATCAGACATAGCATCAGAAAAATCATTGATTAACATGTTCTTGTTATTTATTACGAATGAATACAATTCTCTTGTTTCTAAGTTCAGTATTTTTTTGGAAAGGGGTTTGACTTTGGTTTCAAACAATCTCCTAACAATTACTCTGATAACATCATATGGCAATCCTATTTTCGAACCAATTTCTGATAGAATATTATGGAAATCTCGTCCATGTGAATGAGTATTAAGGGGTTCGAAAATTGATATTTTGTCTAAACTATTCATTTTTTTTATATCTAGTATAGTCACTGTGCCTCTATGTAGTGATCTAATTACATGATTTTCAAATAAATAACCTTTTTCTTCTAAAACTTTCGAATAATCCTTAGTGTAACTTGAAGAGTATTTTTCTACAAAATATCTGTAAATACTGTTTAATGCTAGATCTGGATCAGCACCCATAGGAACATAAGATCTTTGTTCTTTTATCATGGCAAAGTCTTTATGTTTAGGATTTAAATAGAGTTTCTTTGCTTCAATTGCTGTTTTACCTATAGCGGTTTTGACATCTTCTACAAATTTCATGTCTACAGTAAAAAGATAAGCACTATCTATTGTGTCATTTAAATAGTGTCTTGCTTCTGGCATTCTACGAATTCGACCTATTGTTTGTATATCAAATTTCTCTGTTGTATTGTCGCGTAATTTAACCAATATGTGTGCTCTTGGGCAATCCCACCCAGTTGCAATCGCTTGTTTAATTATTAAAAATTCAGTTGGATTGTTGTTCTTTTCTATTGCATCAATATTCATTTTTTTATCACTTAACCACACACCTAATCGATTATTTTCATACGTGATGTCTTTAGTGATAAAATATTGTTCAATTTTTTCGAGCATAAAATCAGAATTATTTGGAATTTGAACGAGTACAAGAGGATTAATATTAACACTTAATTTAGTAAGTTCTTTCTTGATTTCAATTCTCTTGGCACACGCTTTTTCTAGAAGATAAATAGTTTGGTCTTCAATAAAATCATCTGGATTAATATTTTCATTAATCACAATTCTTTTTTTAATCAATTCTTCACTGATAACTACGCTTTCTGGGATATCAATTAAATAGGGATCATTGTAGCCATTGGGTGTAGCTGACATCTTAATTATTGCTTTTGGATTGAAATAATCAATAACAACACTCGACTTGATTGTATCATGAGAGTGTGATTCATCAATTATGACAATAAAATTCAAATCAAGATTTCGAGCGACTTTAATTCTATCAATTAAGTCTGATTTCTCACCATCACGCAATGAACTATTATCTTTTTTGTTTACAAGCTCCCAATTTATGTAAACTATATCAGAGCTACTAAAACCAGATAAAATTACATCATTTAACAATTTTGTTGTATTTTGGGGGAAGTACCTATTCATTTTTTGTTTACTCTGTAACTCTAACTCACCCTTACCTGGTGTTAGCCATATGATAACGTAGTTACTTTCTCTCAGAAGAAATTCGTTCAAAAAAGATGAGATAATTATTGTTTTCCCAGAACCGGTACAACTTTTTAATACTATCTCATTTTTATTCGAATAAAATCCACTAAATAATTCCTGTACAGCTCGCTTTTGAAAAGGTTTTAATTCCATTATTGTCCTCCTTTATAATAAGAGATAGAGCGGAGTTTCCTCCGCATTTTTAGAAAAATTGTTTTTCGTAAGTGCTATAAATCCGAATAATAGTAATCAGGAACTACAAATAAATCAATTCCTTTGTCTAGCATTTTCTTTTTGTATTCGCTACTTAAAAGCACATTTATTCCTATGAAAACTTTTTCTACTTGTTGATTGCTTTCAATATTATGAATAAATTGGTCAAGAATCTCATCTTCTAAAATAATTAAATATTTAGAATTATTATCTGCGACAAAACTATATTTAAATTCGATTAAATCTTTCATATGTTCGATTAGTTCGTGAGCGTACTCAAGATAGAATCTACCACTTGTAGGTACAAATCCGACTTTATAATGTCTCAAGTTTGAACTCAATTTGCTTACAATATTTTTTAAACGTGGATAGGTTATATTTTCACAGATATTGTTTTGATTATTGGTACAAAGTATAAAACTTCTTGTGCCTCCATCTTCCTTATTAAGTTCTAAAACGGCTTGTCCTGTAGTTCCAGAACCTGCAAAAAAATCTAGAACTACTGCATTTTTGTCATAATACGTCTCAATTAAACGTTTGACTAGCATTGATGGTTTAGGATAATCAAATTTATCATCTAATTTAAATGAATCGAGTTCTTTTCTCGCATTATCGTTTGAATATTTGTTGTCAATTAGCTCTAATGTACTCATTGGTTTTGTTCTTGTAAGATAGTCAATAGAATACACATTATTTTCTTTTTTTATTGAGGCTTTTAAGTATGTTTTAGTATAAAGTCTACCGGTATTTTCATTAACAACAACCCAATCGTTTTGTATCCCAAATTGAACGAGATCTTGACTCCATCTCCAACGGAATCCATCTTTAGGATTTTCTCTCTTTCTACCTAGATAATCATCTTCAGTAACACTTCCTGGATAGAAAGTGCGTCCATTAAATGTAATTGGAAAATCAAGTGAGTTGACATATCCAAGTGTATTATAGTCGAGAGTTTGGTTTAATTTGTACGGTCCTCTTTCGTCAACATATTTGTCCGTATACTTAAACCCTTCATCAATATGTTCTCTCATTGCGAAAACATTAGATTGTTGCTTGACGTATATCAAAACATAATCATGGTTTTTAGAAAATGACAGAGTTGATTTACCGCTTTTTTTAGTGACTCTAGGTAAACATCCAACGAAATTATTTTCATCAAATATTGAGTCTAGTAATAATTTTAATTGAGCAAACTCATTATCATCTATGCTGACAAAAATAACACCATCATCAGTAAGCAACTCTTTAGCTATCACTAGTCTTTTTTGCATAAATGATAACCATTTTGAATGCCTAAATGTGTCATCGTCACCAACAAACTTATCATCATAAATGAAATCGTTTTTTCCTCTGTTATAAGGAGGATCAATATAAATAATGTTAATCTCTTGTTTGTGTGTTTTTAATAAAACATTAAGGCTGGCAAGATTGTCTCCCTCTAAGATGAAATTGTGTTTTAAAGTGTTTTGGATAATTCTCTTTTCCTGACTCTCTAATAAGACAGGTACATTTTCATCTAGAATTTTATCTACTTCTTCAGTATGTTTTTCGTATACCAAACCATAGTTTTTTGACACAATTTCAGAGTACAGTGCTTTTAGTTTGTCAGCTGTTTTAATGGCTATTTCCGTATTTTGCTCATACAAAAGTTCTATAGCTTTATCTACATCTTCCATCATTAATTTCTTTTTGCTTTTCTCAGCCATTGTATTCTCCACCCATTCTTTTTATATCAGTTATTCAGCTTTTATTTGAATAAATAGTGTTTGCATATTATTAACATTATACACCATTTAAGGTCATTTATCGACATGTAGTTTCAAAATAAGTTTTACAGATTCATTATATTGAATCAACTGCATCATAGAAGTATGACTAATTTCCCTAGTATCTGATTATAGAAAACTATATGAATGTTATCAATACACTTTCAATCTAACTCTTAGTATTTTTGCCAATTTTCATTTAAACGTGCCAATATAAAATAATATTTGGAAATCGTGTAAATTTTTAGCACCCCCACTTCATATCGTGTAAAAATTTTAGCACCCTTGCATCATATCGTGTAAACGTTGAAGTCATGGTCTGATTTTGCTTTTAGTTTTAGAATGGAATAAACCAACAACTCGATAACAAAAATGGTTAAAATGGACTAAAATATGGCAAATTATCGCTATTTATGCTAATTTTAAGCACAAAAAAAGGCCTGATTAATGTATCAAACCTATTCTAGTTAGATGGTGCGGCTGATGGGATTCGAACCCACATACCGAAGTACTACCGCCTGAAGATAGCGCGTCTGCCAGTTTCGCCACAGCCGCAGCACCATTCACACTATATTAT